CCGAGTTCTTCCCGAACTCAGCCCTTCCTCGCCCAAGTGGGCACCCGTCATTGACGGTTATACTACATATGAGGTCCCTATTATGAAGCGTCACCTATACGAGAGAGAATCTCTCTACAGCGCCGAAGAGCGCAGGTATGTAAAAGTCCCTACACTTATTCGTGTATACTTTTACGCGTTTCGTGATAAGTTCCCTCACCTCGACCTTGACACCGTCGAGGATGTAGTAGCCTACATCGAGTCTCATCCTGAGACTCGTCCTGGGCCTCTCTGGCATCCTACCAGAGAAGCTCGTGCTGCGATCAGTTCACTCGACCGCAAACCGCTTATGTGGGATGACATCCTTCCTGAAGGGAGGAATGTCTGATGGCGTACTCAATTGGTCCTAAATACACTGGTATACCCAGTTCTACGTTGAATAGAGAACTCTTTATTCTAACGCATTACTTGGGGGACCCGTATATGTGGCCCATTTGGGAAGCCGGTTACCCAACGGCGGAACAGTGGTTCGAGGGGATGGTTGCCTTCGGGGTCATGATTCCTGACTCAGTAGAATTCGAGCGTTTGGAATTGGCATCTCCGGCCAAGACCTTATTCTCGATGCCCTACTAGTCGTCATGACCTGTATTCGAAGACAATGCAGCACGGGAAGTCTACAGTATAACTTCCATCTGGGAGGTGCTACATGACGACAGAAAGCCACTCGGTATATGAGTTGAGGCCGACGCTTCGTAAGTATTACAAGTGTCGTCCTCTCGTCCAAACGGATGACTCATATCTGTCGTATGTCGCTGGTCACGTGTCGAATGATATCGATCGTAGACCGAAACCTCCTCCCGAGAGCTTATTGCAAGCTCAAACCGTCATGCCGCTTCAAAAGCGGTACCGACAGGCTATCGGGCACTACGTAATCGAGCGAATGCTCGAGGAGTGGTGTGATGGCTCGTATGTTGACTACAAGCGCGAGGATTATTATCCTATTATAGCGACTGGCGCTGAACTCGATGGTTTCCCCAGTACAAACTGGGCCCAGGAGGTTCGACTCCATATAAAGGACTTGTCTGTGAATCTCGGTACTTCATTAGTGGAGTATCGCGAGACCGCAAACATGTTCCAGGAGTTTGCCAGGGGCGTGCGGAACGCCTATCGTAGTTACCGTAAGATTCGACGGGGCCGCAAGGCATATAGTCTATGCTCTGTAGCTTCCGCTCACCTTACAAATACATACGGTGTAACACCGTTGGCTCAGACTTTAGCTGACGGAGTCGGACGCTTGAATAACAGGCTCGAACGGGATATAATCCGCCGGGTCGTTGTTACTAGCCGAGACTCTGACAGTTTTCAGTTTGACCGTTTAAACGGTGTGAAGTACAACTGTAGGCGAACTAAGTCGCAAAGGGCAATAGTATACGTGAAGCTCAAGCCCCAGAACGCTGTCAACGGTCTGGCGCTCAATGACTTCACGCTCGGCAATCCTGCCGAACTATTGTGGGAGAAAGTTCCATTCTCCTTCGTCGTCGATTGGGGCGTCGATGTAGGCAGTTATCTGTCTGCTCTCGATGCTCTAAAAGACGTCGAATCCCTCTTCGGGACCTTGACGACTAAACGTCGGTATAGCCATAAGTCCATTCGTGGACCTGGCGGGGCACGTATTACTCACCCGGAGATCATGAAGTATCATGATCATGAACGGGAAGTGATAACGACCATACCGATGCCACGCTTACCTACGTTCAGCCCAAGCAAATCCTACCGCAGGATTGCTAACGGTTTGAGCCTCTTGGTAGGCATTAATAAACGCTGTAGACCGGACCAGAGATGGTATCGGTATCTGTAGCTGCCTCTTGTGGGATCTTCCCACAACAACATAGTGCTTTGCACTGGAGATTGTGAAATGCCTGACATTTCCACTTTGACCCTAAAAGACTGGGCCGACGCGGATGTAGTGTATAGTCCGCAAGATGGTGATCCCAAGTTGTCCGTCTGGAACCGCGAGCAGGCTTCGCCCCTCGATGTTCCTATGGCTAACCGGGAAGTCACTATCGCCTTCAAGGACGCGACCAATGGTCGAACTACGCGGAAAACCACCGCGCGGATCAACCACCCAAATGTCATCGTTGATGGCACTTCGGGCGCATATTCCTTGACGGGGACTAACCGCTCTGTCGTTGATGTAATCTTCTCTCAGGACGCTACTCTGGCCGATCGCCAACAGATGTTGGCTGAGCTGAAAGCGCTCGTCACGAGCGCTGAGTTTGAGTCCTATGTTGAAGATGGCAAACCCTACTTCTAAAGGCCGCTTTGCGGCCATTAGTGCTGGGCTTGCCCAGGTTCTGTGTGCGATAGTTCAACTCCTTCGGGAGTGGCTATCGCGTAAGTAGCAGAACCTGTTCATTTCACGACTGAGAGGTACGCTATGACCACGAGTTTTGCTTATGGCCATGACTCAGGGTTTAACCTTGAGTGCTCCACTACGCATGCCTTATGTGAGATAATCGACTCACCAAGGAGCCTTACGGTTTCCCTCCTCATCAAATATGGTGAATGGGAGCAGTACATGGACCTTTCAATTGATGCCGATCACTATAACAACGCCAGCGATTTTGCTGACGATTATCTAGTGACGGAAATCATGAGGAAGTCCGTGAACTTGCCTTTGGGGATAGATAAAACACAGAAGGCACTCGACTCTTTTTGGGAGTCTGAGCGACGTTGTGCATTGACTAACTCAAGCCTATGGTCTGAAAAACCGGAGTGGTTTCGCAGCTTTAGGTATCAAGTTAGATCTGTCCTCGGGTACTTGAGTCGGAAAGATCTTCGATTCGTCGAAGATAATTTTCGGTTCGGGCCCGGGGCCACAACGGGAGTGCGTGGGTCTGGTTCAGTCAAATCAGATAAATTCGATGAAGAAATTCATCTGACCGAGGGACTTATTCCCTTTTACCGTACCATTCTCGGAGATCCTTGGTGGGATACCAAGAAAAATCCGGAAGTGGTACTGGGGAGTAGGTTCACCACCGTTCCGAAGAACGCTAAGACTGACCGTGGCATCTGTGTTGAGCCCACCCTGAACAGTTTTGTTCAGCTTGGTATCGGCGCCCTGTTACGCAATCGGTTGAAACGAGCTTCGATCGATCTAAATGATCAAGGTCGAAATCAGAGTTTCGCTCGTCGGGCGTGGGTTGATGGTCTCTGTACCATTGACTTAAGTCAGGCTAGTGACTCTGTTTCTTGGTCTTTAGTCTCTGAGGTTTTACCTCCTCGTTGGTTTCGATTGTTGAATCTAGCGAGGTCACCTTTTGTTGAGGTAGGTGGAGCCACCCATGAACTGCAGAAATTCAGTTCTATGGGTAATGGGTACACTTTTGAGCTCGAGTCGCTCCTGTTTTTGGGAGTAATTCGAACTTTTGTACCCGAAGAGTATTGGTCAGACGTTACTGTTTACGGGGATGATTTAATCTTTCCTCGTCGGTACGCTAAACCAATAATCGATGCTTTGAACTACCTAGGGTTCAAGGTGAACGAATCGAAGAGTTTCTTGGCAGGAAACTTCTTCGAGTCATGCGGTACTGACTGGTTCAAGGGGGTTAACGTTCGACCGTTTTACCTCCGTGAAGACGATGAAGTAAAGGGAACACCTTACCCTTTACACATCGCCAACCAACTACGCCTTTGGACGGCGCGCTGGTCCGATGGTCAGTACAGTGACTCACGGTTCAAGGTCTTATGGGAGCTTTTGCTCACTATAATTCCCCACCCGTGGCGAAAGTGCTATGTGCCACCAGCGTTGGGAAACGCCGGTATCATTGATAGCACTCCGCAAGGTCCTCGATGCGAGAGCGTCGAGAATACCTTTGTCACTAAGTTCATCATTTTAGTTCCGGTTCGTCGACGAAAGAAGACGATCGGTCACCTTATGATGAAACTTTCGCAGCGGAACTCTAATCCTCTTTTGGGTTGGGTAGGGCTAGCTTCCTCAGCTAGTACCCCCTTCCGAGAGAAGATTATACCCATTAAACCACTTAAAGGCTTTGAGCCTGTCCGTGGTTACTTGGGTAAGTTCCGTACTAGGACGCGTCCCCAGCAATGGGTTGACGTCGGTCTTGTTTGGCTCTAAATTTTAGAGCCTAACTTTTCCGGGGTATTTACCCCTGGGTGAAGGAAATTGACCTTCTTGAAGTGGC